TCAGCAAATGAACTATCATATATAATCGCAACTGGATTAACAACTGGTACTAAAACATCTGGTTCTTTTTTCTTTGCTAAACTCATTTCTATTATTATTTTTTATTAAAATCATTTATATATTCATTTATATTATCTTCTAAATCTTCCTTAGCACTATCCTCAATTATATCATTAAGTTCATCTACATTTCCAAAATAATCTTCAATAAATGTTGGTCTATCTCTCACTCCTTTTTTAACCCATCTTTTACCTACTTTTACTTTTCTAATTGAACTTTTTTTAAACCATCTATCTGCGAATTGTCCATAAGATATAAACTCTAAATTCAAAATCTGTCTAACACCTCCATCAAGTTCCTCTAAATATGATTTTATTGATTTGTTTAATTTACCTGTATCAACATGTTTTTGTTTTGTTAAAGTGCTTTTCGCCTCTTCATCTCGTTCCTTTCCAAACCTAATCAAAGCATTTTTTAATCTTTTATAATGTATTCTTTCATTCATATATTAAATATATTTTCGCATTGATTATTATCGTCTGGAATAATTATTTCTAAATTAAATAAAACTCCAGCAACTTTATCATCAAACTTCTCTGTAAAACTTTGAAAAGTTATAACTTCGTTTGTGTTTTTTCTTACATAAAACCCATATTTAGTTATATTATCTGTAAGATGATTAACATAATCAATACCAATATGTGCCATATTACTTAAAACATCTAATTCATTACTTTCATCTTCATATACCAAATCTAATAAATATAAATCACATTTTAATACAACCATACCTGCTTGCCATGTGTGAGGTTTTAAATTAATATCTAAAACCATTAGTGGATACTTTCTTGCTACTGCTTCTATCTCCCAAGGATCTCCAATGAAACATTCGCTTACACCACTTAAAGCAATTTCACTCATTTTATTTAATACTTGAAAATAACTTTTTTCCATTATATCATTTTTGTTTTTATTTCCTCAATTATGTTTGTTGCGCCTGAGGCGATTATACCACTAAGTAATATGTCTATACTCAAAATGCCTGAAAGTGTTATAGGGATGAGGAAAAACATAACCACGCCAACATAAAAAGCAAAGCAAGTAGGACATGATAATATATCATTTAAAATTGTATTATTTCTTCTCAACCATTTTACAGGTTTTCTAAACACTTTTTCATTTACAACAATGTTCGTTAATCCATACACTGCTAATAAATATAAAATAATCATAAAATTTTATTATTTTTCGTTCAATCCTCTTCTATAATTTTCCTCATAAGTTAAACTATCATCTAAATATAACCCACTAAAAAAACTATCACTCTTATCTGGTGTTACATAATAATCTAAACTATCAGGGTTGTAATCTTTATATTCTGGGAACCTTGTAGATTTATATTCACTCAAATACTTTTTTAACCGATTTGAATAATACTCAAAATCATTACTTAATTCTTTTTTCATTTTATCTAAAACCGTTATTTCAACTGGTGTTGAATTGTCTGAACTCTGCTCTTGAATACCTTTGTTTCTAATTTTAGCATAAACCCATAAGAGAGATCTAATTTCACTTGCTTTTAAAAGTGTGTTCCATATATAATCATCCATAAGTTCTTTATAATGACCTGCTACGGTTGAGCCTGTAATCTTTTGTTCCAAAACTTTATATAATCTCGTGCCGATTACAGCCATTATATCAATTTGTTGGGCGTCATATATACTATTCTCTAAAAGTTTATCTTCAACTGCATAATTAATAGTTGTATATTCTTTTAAATCATTAACACTTAACATATAAACTCTATCTGCCATCTTTATTAAATTATTTTTTTGTTGTTCTACCTACTTTTCTTAATGTACAATTACAAGCATCTTCACAATAGGTGCCGAACTTTCCTCCACCATAGGGGCTTACATAAGTTCCAATACCAAAATTTGTTCCGTCAATTTGACCTGGAATTGCTATTTTTAACCATCTTTCTAATGTTCTCGTTGTTCCATTCAATCTTTGACATGATGGACAATTATCATCACTTTTACTCATATTCCAAATATATGTGTCTTGTAAATTAGCATTTTTAATAACGGTCTTTGCGTTATTTTTATCTATTCTTCTAACACCTGCAAAGTCATAATCATATCGTTCATTTTCAACGGTTATACCACTTTCATCTTCAATTATATCATCTTCATTTATAACATTTTCCTCAACTTCAATTGGTTCAAATCCAATCATATCTCTCATTTCATCTTGAGTTAAAAGATCTTTTAATATATTCTCACTAAATGATATATCTAACGGTTTGTTTTGAACTATTTTAATTGGTGTCATTCCATTTATTAACATAAGTTTCTGGAAAGGTTCTAACACCGTTGTTTGTTCTGTTTTTATAACCGTATTATAATATAATTCATAGTTCTCTAAAACTTCACTTGAACTTCCTAACTTACCTGGTGTTGATATACCAACTAAATTCTCATTTGTAACTTTATGTCCTACTAAAATCTGTTGTAAAGTTGTTTTATTTAAAAGTTCATATTGTTTATCAGCGTTGGTTTGTTCTAAAATTTTCACTTCAGGTTTAGAGTCACCCTCAGCATCATAAAATGCTATTATAAATTTACCAGCCTGATTAGTTCCAACATACTTTTTCTTTATCTTTTCTTCTATTGTTTTTCTTTCTTCATTTGTAGTATCTCCTACTGGGAACCCAAAGAACACACTTGGACTCATACCATTTTGTAAATTATTAAAATGAAAATTTGCTATTTCTGTATCAATCTGTATCCATTTTGTTGCTGCTATATAATCAGGGAAAGCATAATAATCAAGTCCAGGTGTATATCTTATAATTGGAATAATCTGTCTTGGTGCTGAACCTTTACTATCAAATATAGGTAATTCGATAGGAGCATAATTCTCTTTTCTATAATTGTGCCAGTCACGACTATAATAGTATTTCATAATTCGGTTCTTATTATCATACTTACCCCATCTAATTTTTGATGCGTCTATGTGGTGTATCTCTGCTATTTTTGTTCTACCTTTACCCCATATAACTTCAAGATAAGCAAGTCCATATAATTCAAAGTCCATAGCACATCTTGTATATATTTGATCCATAGTTTCAAATGGATTAGGATGATCCAAAAACTCTTGTGTCTTATCACTAAACTCTTCATCTGGGACATCTTGAACTATACCATCACCAGTCATCATTCTAACTTTTGTTTCAATTATGGCATTATGGATGGAACTTTTTTCAAACAAGTTTAATAATTCTCTTGGGAATTGATTGTCTGCTCCATATTTTACAAAAGAAAGATTTGCCTGTTCTTTAAATTCTGGTAGTACCGTATTTTCTTGATATGATAAAGCACTTAAAAGTAATCTTCCTTCTTTATTTACATTTTTGTTAAGTTCCATTTTATAATTTTATTTTTTATAAACATATTTCTTTTTATCTTCTTGATATGTTGACTTCGTTGGTGTGTTTTCTGCGTTTGTTACACTATCATACACGTAGCATTGACCAAAACCAAGTCTATTCAATTGTGTATCTCTATCACTCCATAAATAAAACTCATACTTATACCAACCCTCAACATCGAATGCTACATTTTGAACTGATGTTCCTGTTAATTGTGTTGTTAAATAAAATCTATTATATTTATCTGGATATAAACTACTATCTATTGTTGCTGAACTAAATTGAGAATCTGTTTGTTCGTGATTAAACTTTGCTAAATATGTTATTCCTGTATATATTGTTCCAATATAATTATCATTTAAATTAAGATTAAAATAATTCTTTGTTTCATTATTGTATGGTAGTCGAAGGCTCATAATTTTTGAGTTTTTTTTACTTTTTACAATTATATATATAAAACTATCGAGTTTTAAACAAAAAAAAGGGACTAAAAGCCCCTTTTTTAATTCATATATTATTTTTGATTAAGCCATTAACGATTGAATTGGATCTCCTAATGATGCTAAGTCAGCAACATAAGCCGCATAACTTTCAGCACCTGAAATCACAATTGTTTCACCATTAAGTTCTTCTAATTTAGAACCACTTGCTCCACCCGCAGA